AAGTGGCAAGATGCAGAAAAATCAAAAAGCATGCTTTTGGCAGGACTTACTACTTGTATACTGAAATTAACGGTTGAACAACAAGAAAATTATCTTAGCTATGTTACTTCATCATTAGATAATAAAATAAAAAAACCAGCGTTTGTAAACAATTATATTTCTGTATCTGACAATAAAATAAAAAAATATTTCAATGATTCTAAAATAGATTTTTTAGAATTTGTAGAAAGAATCGTATGTCAAAAATAATATTACAAGAGTACATAAGTCCGTCTTCCGCAAATAGTAAAATATTCATGGAAGATGGGACAGATGCGTTTGGTGAAAAAAAGAAACATTGTTATATGGAAGGTATTTTTATTCAAGGGAACATAAAAAATGCCAATGAACGTATTTACCCCACTGATGAGATTGCTCGTGCAGTAAAAACTATACAGGACCAGTTAAAAGATAATTACTCAATATGCGGGGAAATTGATCATCCTGATGATCTTAAAATTAATCTAGACAGAGTTAGTCATATAATAATTGCAATGAAAATGGATGGAAATGACGGAACAGGTAAACTAAAACTATTACCAACACCAATGGGAGAACTTGCACAAAAAATGTTGCAAGCCGGGGTAAGATTGGGTGTTTCTAGTAGAGGTAGCGGAAACGTAGATGATTTTACTGGCAAGGTAAGTGACTTTGAAATAATTACTGTGGATATCGTAGCCCAACCCTCGGCACCGGCAGCATACCCCAAGGCAGTATATGAATCATTGTTGAATATGAAGTACGGACATAATTACATCGACAACCTTAAAGGAATGAATTTAGCTAGTGATAGTAAAGTTCAAAAATATATTGTTGAAACTGTCACCCGAATAATTAAGGATATGAAATTATGATATGTGTAAAAAATAATAAGGATGGATGGAAATTCATTCCTAAAACACTCGTAGCAACGGAGATAAACGTGCAATTAACTAAAGGGGAAAACAATGTTTGAACAACTCAAACCATTGATTGACTCTGGAATCATCAATGAAGATACTAGCATTGCAATAAGCGAAGCATTTGAATCTAAATTAAATGAGGCTAGAGATCAAGTTCGTATTGAATTACGTGAAGAATTTGCTACTAGATACGAACATGACAGAATCGTGATGGTAGAAGCCCTAGATAAAATGGTTACAGAAAGTTTATCAGAAGAAATTTCCGAATTTCAGTCTGAAAGACAAGCAATGAACGAAGACCGCGTACAAGCTAAACAACAATTGCGTGAAAATGCAGTTAAATTCAATAATTTCATGGTTACTAAACTAGCTGAAGAAATTAAAGAACTACGCAGTGAACGCAAACTACAAATGGAAAGTCAATCTAAACTTGAACAATTTATTGTTCATGCATTGGCACGTGAAATTAAAGAATTCACACAAGACAAACAAGCTGTAGTTGAAGCAAAGGTTAAGTTGGTTGCAGAAGGTCGTCAACAATTAGAAAGATTGAAATCACGCTTTGTGAGTGAATCTGCTAAAAGATTGAATACTGTTGTAACATCACATCTTAAGGGTGAATTAGGTCAGTTGAAGGAAGATATCAAGGTTGCTCGTGAGAACAATTTTGGACGTAGAATATTTGAAAGTTTTGCAAGCGAGTTCTCAGTTACTCATTTAAATGATAAGGCTGAAACCCGTAAACTAATGAATTCTCTACAATTGAAAGACCAACAATTAGCTGAATCTATCAAAGTAATCGGTCAATCTAAAAAATTGATTGAAAGTAAGGAACGTGAAGTTCGTATTATTAAAGAGTCTAATCAACGTGAAAAAATGATGAGCGATTTACTTGCTCCATTAAACGAAGAAAAGGCTACTGTAATGAAGGACTTACTAGAAAGTGTGCAAACACCAAAATTGCAAAGCACTTTCGACAAGTATCTACCAGCAGTTTTAAACAGTGGAGCAGAGAGAAAGTCTACTAAGACTACTCTACGTGAAAGTGTTAAAGAAGTTACTGGTGATAAATCTGCCAAAACACAAGAAGTAGATATGGATCAACGTGATAACGTTATTGATATCAAACGCCTGGCAGGGCTATAAAAAAGACATAATTTAGGAGAATATAAAATGTCAAAAGTATTATTAGAAGGCCGTTGGAACGAGACCAAGGATGCCCTGTTAGAAGGTCTAAAAGGAACTCGTCGTTCAACAATGGGTGTTATCTTAGAAAACACCAAAAAGCAACTACTTGCTGAATCTTCAGCCGGTACAACAACAGCTGGTAACATCGCTACATTAAACCGTGTGATTCTTCCAGTTATTCGTCGTGTTATGCCAACCGTTATCGCTAACGAATTGGTAGGCGTTCAGCCAATGACAGGACCAGTTGGTCAGATCCACACTCTACGTGTTCGTTATGCTCAGTCATTAACAGACAATAGTGCTGCTCAAACTAGCGTAGTCGCTGGTCAAGAAGCATTAAGTCCATTCTTGATCGCTCAGGCTTATTCACGCCAACCAAGTGGTGCAGGTGGTGACACAACTAGCTACTACACCGGTAATGACACTGCTGCTCTTGAAGGCAATGGCGGTCGTCAAATCAGTGTTCAGATTCTACGTCAAGCTGTTGAAGCTAAGTCACGTAAATTGCAAGCACGTTGGACATTTGAAGCTGCTCAAGACGCACAATCTCAACATGGGATCGACGTTGAAGCAGAAATCATGGCCGCATTAGCACAAGAAATTACTGCTGAAATCGACCAAGAAATTCTCTTGTCTCTTGCTACTCTAGCTACAACTGAGTATACATACAATCAAGCTACTGTATCTGGTACAGCTACTTACGTTGGTGACGAACACGCTGCTCTAGCTGTTCTTATCAATCGTGTCGCTAACTTGATCGCTCAACGTACTCGTCGTGGCGCTGGTAACTGGGCTGTGGTCTCTCCAGCTAGCTTGACTGTTCTTCAGTCTGCTACTACTTCAGCATTCGCTCGTACTACAGAAGGTACATTTGAAGCACCTACAAACACTAAGTTCGTTGGTACATTGAATGGCGCTATGCGTGTATTCGTAAACAGCTATGCACCTGATACACAACCTGTATTGGTTGGCTATAAAGGTTCTTCAGAAACAGATGCAGCGGCATTCTATTGCCCTTACATCCCGTTAATGAGTTCTGGTGTTGTTCTTGACCCTAGCACATTCGAGCCAGTGGTTTCATTTATGACTCGTTATGGATACATAGAATTAACGAATACTGCATCCTCGTTTGGCAATGCTGCCGATTATGTTGGAGAAATTGCAGTTTCTAACCTTACATTCCAATAAATTTCAGGTTTATTACGGCGACTGCTTGCCGTAATACAAAGCAACAAACGGGCGCTTCGGCGCCCTTTTTTGTATCTAACAGTAGTGAAATGTTGTATAGTGCTAAATACGAGAACAGGTACAAAAGTAGCATGAACGAAATCAAAGAACTAATTAACAAGTATCCAAAGCATTACTCAGCAATGATTAAAAAATCTGAGATAATGCGAACTTGGGTTAAACTAAATTCAAAATTACCTGACACTTCAAACTGGGCAGATCATATCTATAGTTCGCTTACCCAGCAGACAGGCATTTGTAAGTTTGGTAGTCAGATGAAGTTTAAAAACATCACGATTGGGTTTGGATTCTGCGGCCCGGCAGGGGTATGTGAATGTGCAAGGGAATCTGTTAGTAACAAGGTTATGATCGCAAAAGCGAAAAGAACACCTGATGCGATTGATCAAGAAAATCAAAAGAGGGAGAAAACTACATTAGAAAAATACGGTGTAACCAACAATGCTCAAACAGAGACTGCATTAGTTGCACACTCATTATTTTACACTGATCACGACAAAGTTGCAGCTATTACATCTAGGATAAAAGATACCAAGCAAAATAAACACGGTGATCCAAACTTCAATAACAGAAAGAAATGTGAAGAAACATGTTTGCAGAAGTATGGAGTTAAGAATACATGGTCGCTAACTGATGACAAACAAAATCCAAATTTAAATTTACTTAAGGATAAAGATCAATTAACCTTATTATATCCTAGATATACTCCGGAACAAGTTGCAGATAAATGCAAAGTGCATGTACATACAGTATACCGATATCTAACTTCGCATGGATTTAGAGTACCATACCAGTCAACATTTGAACAGGAAATTGTTTATTTTTTAAAAGAATTGGGAATTAGTAATATAGTTACTAA